CTGGAGAAGTAAAAGAACCAGAAAAAGAAAATACAGATGGCAAAGATAAGTAACACGGTAGCATATCCTGGGATATCTAATTTAGATACCGCAGATTATTTGGTAATAACAGACGCAGAAAATAGTTTAATGACTAAAACTGCAACTATTGCACAAATTCAAAATCTGTTTGGGATTGATACTCTTGTTGCAAAAACTACTGTAAATACAGGTTCTTTATTAACGTTAGCAGATACTGCAATAACTTTAATTGCTGCTCCTGGTAGCGGAAAGATAATTGATATTATAAGTATATCTCAGTATTTAGATGCAGGTACCACTGTTTATGATTTTGGAAACAACTTAGAAGTAAAAATAGGGGCAACAGTTTTTGGAACCCTTACCTCTCAATCAGCTAATTTTGCTACAGATTTAGTTAGTAAAATAGAAACAGGAGGGACAACAAAAGTTATAGACCAAAATACTGCTGTTACGTTAGAAACAGCCGCAAACCCTACACAAGGTAGTGGCACTATGTATTTCAACATTTTTTATAGAGTTTTAGAAGTAGGCTCAACATTTTAATTAAATGGACATTAGAAAAATTTCTATAGGTGCAGACTATAAGTCTGGAGCAATGCACTATATAATAGGGCAAGATGTTTTAGGCGGCAAGTACCAAATTCATTTAATACAACACGACCACAAAGTAGATTCTTATAAAATATGGATTATACAAGACGAAGAAATATTGCTTTGGAAGGAGTTTAAAAACACTCTTCCTATATCTTTAGAATTTAATATAAATTTTTAATGCAATCACCTTATTGTTTTATAGTTAAACCCTACAATGATAGGCGTTATGATAATATAAAATACTATGGAGATAAAAAGTTTTTTACAAGTACTTCTGAAGAAGACCACACTGTTTCTACACGTTTTGCTACAGTAATAAATACCCCTATAAATTATAAAGGAAAAATTAAAAAAGGCGATACTCTTGTAGTTCACCATAATGTATTTAAGTATTATAACGATATTTATGGTAGACAAAAAAGTGGTAGAAGTTGGCTTATTGATGATTTATTTTTAGTTGACGATTATCAGTTTTATATGTATAAACAAAATAATAAATGGTATAGTCATGATAAGTATTGTTTTATAAAACCAATACCTATAGAAAAAAAATACCTACATGTTGTAGAAAGTGAAGAACCATTATGGGGTATAGTAAAATATGGGAATCCACAATTAGAAAATTTAAATGTTCATGTGGGAGATAAAATATCATTTCAACCAAACAGTGAATATGAATTTGAAATAGACGGGGAAAAACTATACAGAATGTATACTAATAATATAACTTTAAAAGATGGACACAAAAGCTATTAAACTTGAAATTATACAGGCAGGAGAAAAAGCGGTTAAAGAATTAATTGATGTAGCTAAAGAAAAAATAATTAAACCTGACCCTGATGATGAGTTAGCGGCTGATAGATTAAAAAATGCTGCGGCTACTAAGAAGCTTGCTATATTTGATGCTTTTGAAATATTAAAAAGAATAGACGAAGAAAGGGACAAGTTAGAGGGAAAAGAAATAAGAACTAATAATTTACCTAAAGGCTTTGCAGAATCAAAATCAAAATAACATCTATAACGTTTGTAAAGGTATTATTCCTTCACACGTAATAACACGTAAGAATAAAGCACGTACTTGGCAATACGGATATAATGAACAATATGATGTGGTTGTTATATCTAAAGATGGAACTGTGGGTGAAATATTATTTATTTCTGGTTTAAGAATAGCTTTACCCGCTACACCTAAGAAAGTGTTTAAACGTTCTGATAAAACAAGTGAGCAATATTGGGAAGTAAAGGAAATTCCTAAAGTTTTAAAAAGAATAGCTACTATATTTCAATGGCATGAAGCCCCTTCACATTTTAAAAACCAATGGGTTGATTACATAGAGGAAGAGTTTAATAGAAGAGAGGAAGGTTTTTGGTTTATGAATAACGGAACACCTACTTATATTACAGGAACTCATTATATGTATTTGCAATGGACTAAAATAGATGTTGGTCATCCTGACTTTAGAGAAGCTAACAGAATGTTTTATATTTTTTGGGAAGCTTGTAAAGCAGATAAAAGAAGTTTTGGTATGTGTTATTTAAAAATAAGACGTTCAGGGTTTTCATTTATGAGCTCATGTGAGGGTGTAAATACAGGAACAATAACTAAAAATGCCCGAATAGGTATATTATCTAAGACAGGAGGGGATGCTAAAAAAATGTTTACCGATAAAATTGTTCCTATTTCAAACAACTATCCGTTTTTTTTTAAACCTATTCAAGATGGTATGGATAAACCTAAAACCGAATTAGCGTATAGAGTTCCTGCTTCTAAGATTACCAAAAAAAATATGTTTAATGTAGAAGAGGAGGTGTTGGAAGGGTTAGATACTACTATAGACTGGAAGAACACTTCTGATAATAGTTATGATGGTGAAAAACTACAGTTATTAATACACGATGAAAGTGGTAAATGGGAAAAACCTGAAAACATATTAAACAACTGGCGTGTTACTAAAACCTGTTTAAGACTTGGTAGTAAAATTATAGGAAAATGTATGATGGGTTCTACTTCAAATGCGTTAGATAAGGGTGGAAGAAATTTTAAAAACTTGTATAATGATTCTGATTGCACCAAACGAAATGCAAATGGTCAAACCAAGAGTGGATTATATTCTTTGTTTGTTCCGATGGAGTGGAATATGGAAGGGTTTATAGATAAATTTGGCATGCCTGTATTAGATAACCCACAGCAGGATGTAAGAGGAATAGATGATGAATATATATATCAAGGTGCTGTAAATTATTGGGAGAATGAAGTGGTGTCTTTAAAACATGACCCTGATGCTTTGAACGAATATTATCGTCAGTTTCCGCGAACAGAGTCACATGCTTTTCGTGATGAAAGTAAACAATCTATATTTAATTTAACTAAAATATACCAGCAAATAGATTATAATGATGGTATAATCAAAGAACATTTTATAACTCAAGGCTCATTTAGTTGGGAAAATGGTATAAAAGATAGTAAGGTGGTATGGAGTCCAAATAAAAGAGGAAGATTTTTTGTAACTTACATACCTAAAAGCTCTCTTCAAAATAAGGTTATTAGAAAGAATAACAGATTCTATCCTGGTAACGAACATTTAGGTTCATTTGGTTGTGACTCTTATGATATTTCAGGAGTTGTAGTAGGTAAAGGTTCAAATGGTTCTTTACATGGTTTAACCAAGTTTAGTATGGAGGAGATTCCAAGTAACCATTTTTTTTTAGAATATATAGCCCGACCACAAACGGCTGAAATATTTTTTGAAGAAGTATTGATGGCGTGTGTTTTTTATGGCATGCCAATTTTATGTGAGAATAATAAACCACGTTTATTGTATCATTTTAAAAATAGAGGGTATAGAGGTTTTTGTTTAAACAGACCTGATAAAACTTTTAACAAACTTTCTAAAACAGAAAGAGAGTTAGGTGGAATACCAAATACATCGGAAGATGTAAAACAGTCACATGCTTCTGCGATTGAATCTTATATTGAAAAATATATAGGACTTGATACAGATGGTGTGCATAGAATACAAGGTGATATGGGTGATATGTATTTTCAAAGAACATTAGAAGATTGGGCACGGTTTGATATTAATAATAGAACTAAGTTTGATGCGTCTATCAGTTCTGGATTAGCTATTATGGCAAATCAAAAACACTTATATACACCGACTAAAGAAAAGACAAAAATTAGCATTAACTTTGCAAGATATAATAACAGCGATAGAGTTAGTCGAATTATTAATAAATGAAACAAGTAGAAGTTAACTTAAAAGCAGCTGCATTTCCTGACGAATTTGCTTCCGATGCACAAAAAGATACACTGGAATACGGTCTCCAAGTGGGACAAGCTATTCAATATGAATGGTTTAGAAAAGACAACGGCTCGTGTAGATTTTTAAATCAATGGGGTGAATTTAATAGATTACGTTTGTATGCTCGTGGAGAGCAATCAGTTGCTAAATATAAAAACGAAATTGCTATAGATGGTGATTTATCTTATCTTAACTTAGATTGGACACCTGTTCCAATCATTCCTAAATTTGTAGATATAGTAGTAAATGGTCTTAATGATAGATTATTTAAAGTAAACGCTTTTGCGGAAGATGCAATGTCTGCAGAAAAAAGAGATGAATTTCAAAAAAGAATAGAAGGTGAGATGTTAGCAAAACCTTTGTTTAATCAGATAGAAGAAGATTTTGATTTAAATGTTTTTCAAACCAATGAAGATGAGCTTCCTGAAAGCGATGAAGAGCTGGAGTTATATATGCAAATGAAATATAAACCAGCTGTAGAGATAGCAGCTGAAGAAGCTATAGATACAGTTTTAGAACAAAATCATTACGCGGATATTCGCAAAAGAGTTGACTACGATATTATGACGGTAGGAGTGGGAATGTGTAAACATCAATTCTTGCCAGGACAAGGTATACAATTAGATTATGTAGACCCTGCAAACGTAGTATATAGCTATACTGAAGACCCATATTTTAAAGATTGTTTTTATTGGGGTGAATTAAAAACTATTCCTATGGCGGAGTTAGTAAAAATAAATCCCGATATAACAAATGAAGATATGGAAGAGATTGCTAAATACAGTCAATCTTGGTATAATTATTATAACAACGCACAGTTTTATGAAAACTCTTTATTCTATAGAGACACTTGTACTTTATTATATTTTAATTACAAAACCACACACACTTTTGTTTATAAAAAAAAGGAAATGCCCGATGGTACTTTTAAAGTAGTTCAGAAAGATGACACTTTTAATCCTCCTGAAGAAATGATGGCAGAAGGAAAGTTTGAAAAAGTAACAAAAAAAATAGAAGTATGGTATGATGGAATTATGGTAATGGGAACTAACATTTTATTAAAATGGGAGTTAGCACAAAACATGGTTCGACCTAAATCAGCCAGTCAACATGCACTACCAAATTATGTAGCTTGTGCACCACGAATGTATAAAGGAATGTATGAATCATTAGTAAGAAGAATGATTCCTTTTGCTGATTTAATTCAAGTAACGCATTTAAAACTTCAACAAGTAATATCCAGAATGGTCCCAGATGGTGTTTTTATAGACGCTGATGGATTAAATGAAGTTGACTTAGGTACTGGTAACGCCTATAACCCTGAAGACGCTCTACGGCTTTATTTCCAAACAGGTAGTGTTGTTGGTAGAAGTTTTACTCAGGATGGTGAATTTAATAACGCAAAAGTTCCTATAACTCAATTAACTTCTAATAGTGGTGGTGCTAAAATGCAAATGTTAATCCAGAATTATAATCATTATTTAGATATGATTAGAACGGTAACTGGTTTAAATGAAGTTCGTGATGGTTCTTCTCCAAATCCAGACGCTTTAGTGGGAGTACAAAAATTAGCAGCATTAAGTTCTAATACCGCGACACGTCATATACTTAATGGTAGTCTTTATATAACTAAAAGATTAGCTGAAGGAATAGTTTTAAGAACAGCAGATGTGTTAGAGTATTCTGAGTTTAAAGACCAGTTTGCTATGCAAATAGGAAAATATAATTTAAATCTTTTACAGGATATTAAAAATTTATACCTATATGATTTTGGTATATTCTTAGAATTACAACCTGATGAAGAAGAAAGAGCTATGTTAGAAGCTAACATTCAAATGGCTTTATCTAAAAATGATATTAATTTAGAAGATGCTTTAGATATTCGAGAAATACATAATCTTAAATTAGCTAATCAATTACTTAAAACTAAACGTAAAAGAAAAGCTCAAGCCGAACAACAAGCTGCTATGCAACAACAAGCTAATCAAGCACAGATGCAGCAGCAAGCAGCAATGATGGCAGCACAACAAGAACAACAAAGAATACAATTAGAAACTCAGTCTAAAATGCAAATTAAACAAGCTGAAATTAGTTTTGAAATTGAAAAAATGAATAATGAAGCTATGTTAAAATCGCAGTTAATGGAAACTGAATTTGCTTATAACATGCAACTTAAAGGTATAGAGCAATCTCAGATAGATAAACGTGAGGCTGCAAAAGAAAAAGGAAAATCGGATAGAATTAGCCAAGCTAACTCACAGCAATCCAAACTTATAGAACAAAGAAAAAGAAATTTACCAGCGGTAAAGTTTGAATCTAATGAGGATACTTTAGATGGTTTTGATTTTGCAGAGTTTGGACCTAAATAAAATATTATGTTTGATGATTTTAACATCACTAAATATAAACTTACCCAATATCCATCTGATATAAGTTTAAAAACACTTAATGAAATTAAAAAGCTTCAGGTGCAAAAAATGAATGTACCTTATGCTGATAAATATGATGATGTGCACGGTTCGTTTAAACGTCTTTTTATAAATAAAAAAAGACAATACCCTTCGGAGTTAGTCAAAGAATTAATTAATAAATCAAATCCTGTTATTTTACGTATAAAAAATTATCATGACAGGCCACGCCCAGATAAGTTAGCACACAAATTTGGGATTAATTTATTGTATCATAAAATGAAAAGTGCTCATACTCCTTCGTTTCCTTCAGGACATTCAGCTCAAGGCAGGCTTATTGGATTAGTTTTAAGTGAAATGTTCCCAGAAATGAAAAAACAATTAATGGAAGTAGCTGAGCATATTTCAAAAAGCAGAATAGTTGCTCGTGTGCATTATAATTCGGACAAAGTAGTGGGAGAAAAGTTAGGAGAAGATATGTTTAATCACCTTAAAACCGCCTAAAAATGGTAAATATTTATTGTTTAATTTTGTATAAAATTTAATCTAATGGAAATAAAAGTAAAAGCAGTGGATGGCAACACTCAAAAATCAAAAGCCGAAATAGAAGAGCAGTTATTGCAAAAGCATGAAGCTCAACAGAATGAACAACCTGTAGAGGAGAAACCTGAAAAGGTAGAAACTAAAGAGGTTAAAGAGGAAACAAAGGTTGAGGAACCTGAAAAGGAAACTCCACCAGTTGAAGATAAAACTCCCTCGTCAGAGTTAAATGACGAACATGTTCTTAATTTTATTAAAGAAAGATATAACAAAGACATAAATTCTGTTGATGAACTATTTGAAACGAAAGAATCAAATGTTGAATTACCAGATGATGTTAAGTTGTATTTTGATTATAAGAAAGAAACAGGCCGTGGCATCGAGGACTTTTATAAATTACAAAAGAACTACGATGAAATGGACGAAGATTCTGTTTTAGCTGATTATCTTAGTGTTCAAGAGGAAGGTCTTGATGCAATAGATATTCAAGATATAATGGACGACAAATTCGGATACGATAGTGAAGAAGATGACGAAAAGGATATCAAGAAGAAAAAGTTAGCTAAAAAAAGAGAGCTTGCGAAAGCGAAGAAGTTTTTTAAAGAGCAGAAAGATAAGTATAAAGTTCCCCTTGAGTCAAGTGGGGGTGGATTATCTGATGAACAAGAAAACAATCTTAATGCTTACAAGACAATGTTAGAGGAATCTAACACGCAGAAGAATCAAGCACAGCAGAGTCGAGAGCGTTTTGAAAAACTTACAAACCAAGTGTTTGGCGATAATTTCAAAGGTTTTGAATTTAGCGTTAGTGACGATAAAACTCTGACTTACAAACCAGGTACGGCTGAAGAATTAAAAAGTAAACAAATTAACGTCAATAATTTTGTTTCAAAATTTACTGACGAAAATGGAATTATGAAAGATGCTGCAGGATATCATCGTGCAATGTCATTGGCAATGAATCCAGAAAAGTTTGCTAAATTCTTTTATGAGCAGGGTGTTGCAGCAACAGTTGATGATGTTGCAAGAAAGTCTAAGAATATCAATATGGATGTTCGTAGAGCCCCTCAATTAAGTACCAAAAATAGTTTGAAAATAAAAGCTGTCGGTGATACTTCAAGTGGTAGAGGACTCAAAATTAGAAGTATTAAAAAAGTTTAACAAATTAAAATTTTATAGTTATGGCAGTAAA